TAATGTGCTAAATTCATTACTCGCCCCGTAGTTCAGTTTATTTTAACCATAGCTATCATTTAGACCAGTATGTGACATGACCAAGACTTTCAGATAATAAAGAGGCCGCTTTTAAAACCACCGCATTCATATCAGCGATGTTTTGTGTTAGGATAATTTATGGATGAATTTACAGTCGATAACTTAATCAATGACGCTATTAACGAGTTAGCCGATGATGGCGCAACAAAAGGCGCGGAAGTATTGGAAGAACTAGCACAGCTATGGGCAAGCGCAGGCATGAGTCAAGATGGTTTTAATGATATTAGAAAGCATATTATTGATTCAGCAGTACGCAAGACAGATGCGTATTTTATCAAAGCAAAGCTAGAGATTCACGAGCAAAACTTACAACAATATAGGATAGGATATGTCAAAAGAATCATCACAAGTTAAAAAACCAACATCAGACGAAGCATTACACGAGAGAATAGACAATCTTGAGGAGCTAATATCAAAGCTGGCAGTAATGACAGGGCAGGGGAATATCTTGAGAGAGTTTGGTATTCAAAGGTGGAATCCAAGCAAGAAAGACATGAATAAGTACAAGGGGTGAGTTTTGGCAGCTCCCAAAGGAAATCAATTCTGGAAGGCTAGAAGCTCGCACGGGCGCAAGAAGATATTCAGCGACCCAAAGGTATTAAGAGCAGCAGCAGAGCAATACTTTGAATGGGTAGAGGCTAACCCGCTAGTCGAACATAAGCTTACTCAGTACCAAGGCGAACCAGTTGAAGTATCAATAAACAAGATGCGAGCCATGACCATAACAGCCTTTTGTCGCTTTGTTCACATCAATCACGACACCTGGCTTGACTACAAAAAAGATAAAGATTTAACAGGAGTCATACGTGAGATCGAGGATTTAATCAAAGATCAGAAGTTTGCAGGAGCAGCAGCAGACCTGCTAAACGCTAATATAATTGCTCGTGATCTAGGGCTGATAGAAAGGTCTGATCAGACTGTTAGTCAACGAACAACAGTTAAAATAGTGGATTTATCAGGTCCAAAGGCAGAATCAGCTGATAGCTAGGCAAGGGGTATGTTATTTAAATCGCTTAGAATTGATCTAGTGAGGGTGAAAAATGGGAATTATGAGTAAAACACCGAAAATTGAAACCCTTGCTATCATTGGGCTAGGTCTGCTTCTCTCACGGTCGGGATAACTTGCCAGCTATCGAATACATCACTAAACCTCAAGGCCGAGTATTAGCCGAATACATGGCATCATGGGATAGAGTCGAGCTTATCATGGGGCCGTTGGGTTCAGGTAAGACGGTTCAATCATGTCAAAAGCTATTCCATGCAATGTGCGTTCAAGAGGCAAACAGCGAAGGAATAAGGCCAACAAGGTTTTACGCAGTAAGAAACACATTCCCTGATTTAACAACAACAACAATTAAAGATTGGCTCGAGCTTTACAGTGACCTAGGCCGGTACACTGGCGGAGGACTTGAGCCACCAACGCACCGATTAGACTTTGATCTTGAGGACGGGACAAGGGTAAAAGCCGAGTTAATCTTTCTCGCTTTAGATAGACCAGACGCAGTAAAGAAGCTTAGAGGAGCGCAGGCAACAGGTTTTTGGCTTAATGAAGTGAAAGAGCTGAACAAAGCAGTAGTAGATATGGCTGATTTAAGACATGGCCGCTATCCATCTAAAGCTGCAGGTGGAATCATGTGTACTTGGCACGGCATGATTGGCGATACAAACGCGCCTGATGAAGATCACTGGTATTACAATCTCGCAGAAATAGATAAGCCTGATGGCTGGCGGTTTCATAGACAACCAGGGGGAGTATTCCCCAAAGGTGAGAGCTTTGAGCCTAATTTACATGCTGAAAACCTTGGTAATCTTCCTGAGGGCTATTACATTCGAGGAATGGCGGGTAAGTCTAAAGATTGGATAAAAGTTAATCTAGCGAATGAATATGGGTTTGTAAGCAGTGGTAAGCCTGTTTACCCTGAATATGTTGATTCAGTTCATTGTATGAGTGAAGAATACAAGCCTAACCCTGATTTACCTATTCGTCTCGGTGTTGATTTCGGTCGAACACCGGCAGCAGGATTTATTCAGTTCTTGCCAGCAATTGGCCGATATGTAGCATTTGATGAATTTGTGACTAAAGACATGAGTGCGGCTGTATTTGCACCAGAACTTAAGAAGTATATCGACCGAACCTACCCAAACTTTAGGTTTGAAACTGGTGGCGGCGACCCTTCGGGCGATCAGAAAGGCCAAGCAACAGAAATGACACCTTTTAAAGTTATGTGGAAGCATGGCATTAACATTCAGCCAACGCATACGAATGACCCGCTAGTTAGAAGATCATCCATTGTTAATTTGCTTACTCAGTTATGCATGGATGGAAAGCCAGCATTCCTGATAAGTCCAAAGGCCAGGCAGTGGCGAAAAGGTTTGGCCGGTGGGTTCTGTTACAAGCGGGTACAGGTGGCAGGTGACGAGCGATACAAGGATGAGCCGGACAAAAATGAGTACTCGCATGTGTGTGAAGCTGGGGAATATGGTCTGATGAGCGCAGGAGAAGGCCGAAAAGCATTAAACCGTGCGGATAGTTCATTCACAAGGCCAGTCGTTGCCTCTAGCAATTTCAATATCTTTGATGGATAAAGGCAAGCAAGTCACAGAGAATTGGTACGTTATATTCAAGAACTCAGAAAACGACAATTTCTTGACGCCATACCTTCAAGATGGGTTTCAGCATTGCTACTTAATGAAAGAAACAAGCGGGGGGTTTCTGTGGCAAGTGGTCGATTGTACACAAAGCCATATAGATGTTAGAATCATTTCAACTGACGATTATCCGCATCCACGAGCTTATGCCGGTGAAGGTGCCATAATTTTGGCACTGACGGTTACGGTTAATCCAAAGAACAAGATGGCGCGGCTATGTGTATTTAGTTGCGTAGAAGTAGTCAAGGGCTGTTTGGGAATTGATAAGACTTTAATTTTTACGCCTTATCAGTTGTATAAGTATTTAACTAAAAAGGATTAAAGATGGGAAGTGTATTCGGTGAAAAGCCAAAGAAGCCAGATCAAAGCGCATTAAAAGCACAGCAGCAAAAAGAAGAGCTACGTCTAGCTGAGTCAGAAGATGAAATTGCTAGGCGTAAAGCATTAGCCGGCGGCAAGTCTAAAGGCCGATCTTTGCTCGTTGGCACATCATCAACTGGCACAGCAGCAGGGGCAGGCGCGCCGGCGAAAACATTAGGCGGTTAACGTGGCAGATGTTCCGAAAGGGCTAGGTACTGTTCAAGATTTATTGGGCAGATTTGCACGAGCAGAGGGTATACGCGAGTCGTGGCGATCATTGCATCAAGAAGCGTTTGATTTTGCAGCACCAAACCGTGAGACATTCACTCAACACGCACAAGGCCGAGAGAAGAGCCGGCAGATATTTGACTCGACAGCGGTCTTAGGTCTACAGCAATTCGCTAATAGAATACAATCAGCATTATTACCGCCTTGGTTAGATTGGATGAACCTTGTTGCTGGCTCTGATATTCCCAAAGATCAGGAAGATAGTATCACCGAGGGGCTAGAAGAGATCACAGAGAAAGTCTTTGCCGAGTTGAATCATTCGAACTTTTATACTGAACTTGCTCCATCACTGATTGATTTAGGCATAGGAACAGGCGCGATAGCGATTGAAGAAGGCGACTTTGCAAAAGGTGAGGCTATTAAGTTCAGTAACATTCCTTTGGCTGAGTTATATCCAGAGAAACCACCGAGGGGCTCAATAGAAAGCGTGTGGCGAAAGCAGCAGGTTAAACCGGCTCATATTCAAAGACTATGGCCTTTAGCTGAGTTACCAAGCGATTTAGTTGATAAAGCCAAGAAAGAGAACTCGCGAGAAGTAACTATACTGAACGCCATGATTTTCAACCCTGATGACGGCAAGTATCACCAAGTCATCATCTATAAGCCGTCTAAAACAGTACTATTCACTCAATCATTCGATACTAAGCGGATTATTGTATTCAGATGGAATTTAACACCGGGTGAAGTGTTTGGTCGTGGTCCCGTTATTCAGCAGCTACCCGACATTAGAACAGCCAATAAAGTAAAAGAGTTCATCTTAAGAAATGCAGCTCTACAGATTGCGGGCGTTTATACAGGTGTTAGTGACGGAATATTTAACCCGCACACTGTGCAGATTGCTCCGGGTGTAGTTATTCCAGTCGGCAGCAATGCCAGTGCAAACCCAACCATGCGACCTCTTGAGCGATCAGGTGAACTTGGGTTAGGCGATTCACTACTTAAAGACCTTCAAGAATCAATCCGTAAAGCCCTTTTTGCTGACCCTATGGGTGATTTAACTGACCCTGTTCGCTCTGCAACAGAGATAATGCTACGGAATCAGGATTTATTAAGGAATCAAGGCGCATCATTTGGACGACAAAAGGTTGAGCTAATCGAACCAGTTATTAATGCGGTGATTGACATACTTAAGTCATTGGGTAAAGTGCCTGATATTAAAGTGGACGGTAAAGAAGTAGCTATACGCTTAACAAGTCCGCTCGCTAAAGCGGAAGGTCAAGAAGATTTCCAAAACAGCCAGATATGGTTTAACTCAATAGCTCAAACATTACCGCCAGAGGTTGTGGCCGGCTCAGTCAAGATTGAGGAATTACCGAGGTATTGGCAAGAAACATTAGGCGTTCCAGCTTCATTAGTAAGAACCGAAGAAGAAACCAAGCAGATAGCCGAGACAATAACCCAAGCAGCCGAACAGAACATCGAAGGCCAGCAAGGAGCAGCAGTTGGACAAGCCTAATTTTTTTGATGACTTAACAACTAACATTGATCAAGGGGAAGCCGCTCAATTAGCAGGCATGCAAGAAAAGGAGCATGACCGTCTTGATTTCCTAATTCATGCCGTCTTTAGTCAGAACAAGAAAGGTGCTGAATTGTTGGAGAAGTGGAAAGAAAGCTTAATCATGGTATCAACCGCAGAACCAAACATGGATTTGATCGAGGTCGGAATAAGAGAAGGCCAGAAACGATTCATTAAATCAATTTTATTAACTGTTAAAAGGGTAGGAGAAAGCTAAATGTTTAAACTAAGAAACCGATACTTGAATGAAGCCGCAGAAGGTGGCGAGGGTTCAACCGGCATAACAACAGAGCCAGTAGCTCCCGAAGTAACGCCAGCAATCGAAGAAAGCATACCGGCATGGAATTTATCAGAAAACGTAACAGGCGAAGGTGAAGCCCCTGGCTGGTTTAAAGGTGATAAGTATAAGAACGTATCAGAGCAAGCGAAAGCTTATACCGAGCTTGAAGGCCGCTTTGGTTCGTTCACAGGCGCACCTGATGACTATGAGCTACATTTAAGCGACTCATTGAAAGAAGAAGGCGTATCAATTGATGCTGATGACCCAATGTTAGTTGAAGCCATGAAGTTTGCTAAAGATTCAAACATGAGTCAGGACGGCTTCACTGACATGGTGAACATGTATGGCATGATCAAAGTAGCAGAAAACAACGCTGTGGAATTAAGTAAGGGTGACGAGATAAAAGCCCTTGGTAACAATGCTCAAGCCCGACTAACTAATTTAAGCGACTGGGGTAACGCTAATCTATCAGAAGAGCTAATGCAGGGTTTTAATGAAATGACAGCGACAGCGGCTTCTGTTGCTGCTTTAGAACACATGATCGGCATGACTAAAGCCGCTCCTTTATCGCCTGATGGTTTAAATCCATCGTCTTCAATCTCAGCGAGTGAAGTTCAATCAATGCAATTCGCAAAAGATGAGCATGGAAACAGGCGTATTCAAACTGACCCAGCGTTTAAAGCTGAGTATGAGAAGAAAAGAAACCTATTATACGGTGCTGGTGAGCATCGTCTGGTAGTGGGTTAGTCATGGCCGTCAGGCGCGTTGGTGGGGTTATTACTGGGGTTGGTGCTACGGAAGAAGTCAATTTAAGTGGCCGAGGTAATGCGCTTCTCGATTTTGGGGCGGTGTAGCAACCATTAGCCTAGAGAAATCATTTGATGACGGCGCGACTTGGCATATAGAAAGCAATGATTCCGTGCTTAATCCGGCAACGTTTACAGGTGATTTTAATGGCGTTATTGAAGAGTATGAAGAAGGTGTTTTATATCGGTTTAACTGTACATCCCTTTTGTTGCGATAACGAGGGCTTACACTTATATACGCGGCGTTGTTCGCGGGGTGATAAGAGATAAAAACGATGAAGTATAGAAGGTAAATTATGTTCACACAAAGCACACTATCAACAGTAGGCTCTCAATCTTCGCCAGCTCCTAAGTTGTATTCCTATAGCTCAGATGACTCGCTCGCGACCGTATCGGTTGCAGGCTATTGGGTAGAGAAAAAGCTAGAATTTAGCGAGGGTGACTGGATAATAGCCGTTTTAAGCAGCGGTAACGTTCTGCTTCAAGTTTTACCGGATACATCGAGCGTTACTCCTATTCAGCTTACCGATATTCCAGCGGATAACTTAACGGGCGGGTTCTTTAATTATCACGATCTAGCAACAGCCACTACACCGATTTCTATAGTAGGTGGCGCGGCGGCGGTAAAGTTAACGAATGACGAGCAGGGTGTTTTAACTTTAAAAGACTACTCACCGTTGGGCGTAACCGATTTTTGGAACGCAACTACTAATCAATTCGATTGGAGTGAGTTATCGCTTGGGGATATGCTCGATTTAAGGATGGATATTAAAGTCACAACAACCAGCCCAAACCAGATGGTTGACGTACACATGGTAACAGGTATTGGTGGGGTAGAGCAGAACATACCGTTCGCCTCAGTGTTTGTTAAATCCACAGGCACGGTTGATATAGGCAGGTACAACGGCGGTTACATGGGGGATTTAGATACCCTAAACAACCCAGCAGAACTAAGAATCGAATCAGACGGTAATGCAACAGTACAAGTAATCGGTTGGTATATTAGAGTTAACAAGCAAGGCGGGTGATAGTCAAAAGATTGACACCTAAGCACCAACCGAGTATAAAGAACTTACTTCTATCCGATACCCTCTATGGCCGGAAATGGAAGCAATACATTTAGTATTAGCTACCCATTTTAGGTCACTGGCTAAACTAGATAACGAACGCTCAATAATGAGCATATTTTAGTTTAAAAAGAGGGTATTAAAATGAGTATTAATTTAAGTAATGCCGCAGTTCAAGAATTTGACGCGGAAGTAAAGCACCAATATCAAGGCATGGGCAAGTTGCGGAATTGCGTAACTATTCGTACTGGCGTTGTTGGTGATGCCTACAAGTTCACACGAATGGGAAAAGGCGTAGCTAATCAAAAGGCTACTCAATCTGATGTAACTCCAATGGATATTAGCCACGCTCGTCAAACAGCCACGCTAGAGAATTGGAACGCTCCAGAGTTAACATTAACGGCTTAACGCCGTTATAAGCTCCTTTATGTAGAAATACATAAATGAAAACGCATTGAAATGCTGGAAAACCCTTAGAGCCTTAATATAGCGAAAGTGATGAACAAGTTTAAGGATTGGGCAATCAGCAGGTAGAAATGGAGGTATGATTATTAAAGTACAGATATTTATGATAAGATAAAGACTCTATAACTGGAGTTAATATGACTTATTATATTTATCATGTTGTTGGTATTAAGTTTGGATGCACTAATGATCTGAAACGCAGGACTAAAGAAACAAAGAAACGCTACGGAGATGTAAAGCTTGAAGTAGTAGATGAATTTGAAGATATAGTTGAAGCGTCAAACAGAGAGATAGAGTTAAACAAGCAATATAATGCTAAAGACAGAAAGCCGTACTCTGAAATGATAACGATGCGAGAAGGCATCACTTATCACAAAGGAGAGAAACATCACAATTTCGGTCAAGATATAGCAGGGGATAAAAACCCCAACTATGGGAACACTTGGACAGATGAGCAAAAGAAGCACTTATCTGAGAAGAACTCTAATCCAAGTGAAGAGACTAGAAAGAAGATGCGTGAAGCGTGGAATACAAGAGCGTTAATTACTTGTCCACATTGCGGTAAGAAGTCTATCAACAAAGGCAACATGAACCGATGGCACTTTAATAATTGTAAATCTATTTAGACCCCAACGACTATCCCTGTGGAGGGAGTAGGATCAAGTGATCCGAAGCGGTGCGGCTCTTAACTGAAAAGAAAGAGTATGATATAGTCTAGCCTACATAGAGATGTGTAGAAGTTCATAAGAGAACTGGCATAGGATTAACGAATTATGTTGAATATAAGCGATACAGATATTTTCGATGCTGCCGAAGTTAACTTTGATGAAAAAGTCGAATTAGCTAAAACCATTGCAGGCGCATTACAACGCCGTGAAGATCAGTTAATCTTGGATTCAATGGAGAGCATCACTTACGCTGCAACCAACGATGAAAACCCAGATACTGGCCGTGTGTTTGATATTTCGGCCGCTCGTAACTTTGATTTGGATTCTATCCGTTCAGCAATTGGTCATTTGAATGACATTGAAGCCGAAGAAGGTGAGCGTTATTTAGTATTGCGCGCACAAGCACTTCAAACCTTGCTAGAAGATAGCACGGTAACCAGCGAGGACTTTAACACTGTTAAAGCTCTGGTTAATGGTTCGCTTGATACCTTCATGGGCTTAAAGTTTATCCAAGTTGGCACGCGCTCAGAAGGTGGTTTGGCCGGTGTTGCGGCTGATCGTGAAGCTTATGTATGGCAAAAGAACGCTGTAGGCTTAGCTGTTGGTCTTGACATGAAGACGACTATTGATTGGATTGCTCAAAAGACATCGTGGTTAGCTAACGGTATCTTTAAAGCGGGTGCTGCAATCAGAGAGCCACAAGGCGTAGTTAAAATTCAATATGATGAAGGAGTTTAATCATGGCATTTGATAAAACAAAGTTCGTACCATTGTCATCAATGGCAAATAGTGACGCACCGCGACACTTCACTTATTCAACCCCTGATAGCAAAGCAACAGCGGTGGCCTCTGGCTACTTTAATGATGCGGTTGTCTTAGGCTTGAAGCAAGGTGATATTGTTTGGGTGGTGGGTGTAACAGGCGGTACAGAAGTATTTACAATGATTTTTGTAGATGCTGTATCTGCTGCGGGTGTTGTAACGGTGCTTTCTAGCACATCAACACTGGCTTAAACTAAATGGCGGCTGGGCAACTGGCCGCCTATTTAAGAGGTAATCATGGCAAGTGATATTGATATTGCAAGTAACGCATTAATATTGATTGGTGATTCACCGATTTCATCATTTACGGAAGCAGGCGCAGGGGCGCAAGCAGCGGCCAATCTATATATACAGGCTTATGAAAGGCTTTTATCAGAGCATCCTTGGTCATTCGCTTTTAAAGAGCAGAGTCTATCAAGGTTATCACAAGAGCCTGATACCAAAACAAACTACAAGTATGCATTCCAATTGCCAACGGATATGATTCGCTTATGGGCTATTTTGCCTCATTCGAGCCATGTCATTATTGGTGATCTTTTATATTCAAACGAAACTGAGTTATTAGCTCGTTACGTCTATCAGGTAGAAGAAACGAACCTACCTTCTCATTTTATTGAGGCTTTGCAGTATAAGCTTGCCTCAGACTTCTCTATGTCAGTAACAGAGGATAGAAACAAGGCCGCTTATTATGCTGAGCTAACCAGCCAAGCACTAGCTAGAGCTAAGAACATCGACTCACAAGGTAGGCCACAACAGGCTATTATTGATAGTCCATTCATTGAAGCTAGGTTTGGTGGCCGGTAATGGGTCAATGGAGCTTCGTCACCAATATGAATAGAGGGGAATTAGACCCTCAGTTGGCCGGTAGAATTGACCTGCAAGCCTATTATAATGGCTTAAAAGAAGCGACTAATGTGTTAACAATTCCGCAAGGTGGCGTGAAGAAAAGACCGGGCATGGAATACTTAGCCGATTCAGAAGGCAATGGACGATTAGAAACCTTTTCATTCAACACTGAGCAGAATTATTTACTTGTGTTTTCAGCTTTGAAAATGCAGGTTTTTAAAGATGGTGTATTACAAACTAATATCAATGGCTCTGGTAATGATTATCTATCAATCCCTTGGACGTATGCCCAGATTGAGATAATGGATTATATTCAATCAGCCGATACAATCATAATTACGCATGAAGATGTTGAGCCAAGAGCAATCACAAGGACAAGTGACACTGATTGGGTGCTGGCAACAATGCCATTAGTCAATTTACCTCAGTATGATTTCGATGACGGATCGAGTCCAACGCCGGTTGATGCGGTGCAAGACATAGGCTTCAACAATCAGAACTTTGGCGATAGGTTTAAGATTAGTTTAAACGGTATTTTAACAGAAGAAATAGTCTTTGCCTCAAGCGATACTACTAATCAAAATGATATAGCGGATGCTTTGCTGGCCTTGCCTATAACAGGTAACACAGGTATATCGGTTTCGACTTTAATAGCCCTAGATAAATACAGGATTACTTTCTCAGGTGATTCAGCTAATGATTGGGATGAATTAACTGTAACGCCTGTATTCACAAAGGACTCAGGTTTTGAGGTAACAACAAAAGTAACAACCGCTGGTGATGGCCGTGCTGAGGACGTATGGAGCGCAACAAGAGGCTGGCCTAGGACATGTACTTTCCATGAAGGTAGATTATGGTTTGGTGGCTCTAAATCTAATCCATCGACTGTATGGTCGAGCATGGTTGCAGACTTCTTTAACTTTGATAAAGGTCGCTCAAGGGATGACGAAGGCATAACGGCCACACTTGATACTGATCAGCTTAACGCGATTACTTCACTTATATCTAACAGATCATTGCAGATATTTACAACTGGTGGCGAGTTCTACATTAAAGAATCACCTGTCACACCTGAAAACGTAGCGGTACTTTCTCAAAGTAATCTAGGTGCTAAACGAGCTAGAGCAGTAACTATTGATGGTGTAACCTTGTTCATCCAAAAGACAGGCAAAGCAATAAACCAATTTGTGTTTATTAATGACTTTCAGGCGAATGAATCAAGATCGGTTTCTGTTCTATCGCCTCATTTAATCAAGAACCCTAAAAAACTAGCCTTAAGTGTTGGTACTGAAAGCTCAGATGCTAACTACGTTTATATAATGAACAATGATGGCACAGTGACGGTCTTTAATACGCTATCGAATGAGGATATAGCCGCTTTCACAGCATGGGAATCAAGCGGAGCATCTGGTTTAATCAAGTCGGTTGCCGTAGTTGATTTTGAAGTGTACATGCTTATTGAAAGGTTTATAGACGGGGCGACCGTTTATTTTATTGAGCGTGAGAATACATTATTAAACACTGATTCAGCCGTAATAGGCACAGGTTTAGCCAGTGCAACATTAACCGGCTTAGATCATTTAGAAGGCGAAACTGTCAAGGTTAAGGCTGATGGTGCGGTAATGGCTGATGCGGTGGTAACAAGTGGGCAGATTACTATTGAGAGAACAGCTGATACGATAGAAGCGGGTTTAGAGTACAGGCCTTTAATTAAAACCATGCCTTTAAACACCAATCTTAAAGACGGGCCAAATGCTGCTTCAAAGAAACGCATTACTCGGGTAGCTGTTCATGTTTATGAAAGTAACGGTGTCATCGTTAATGGCAATAGGTTGGCTGATAAAACCATCGGTCAAGATCAATTTGACGCGCCAACACCGCAAACAGAGTTCAAGCGGCTATTCTTGCATGGTTGGAGCCTAGAGGCCGATATAACAATAACTCAAGACACGCCTATGCCTTTTCAAATATTAAGCGTAGGTTCAGAAATAAAGACATGAATAAATTAGAAGGTGACAACTAATGGAAACAGCAGCGGTAGTAGGTTCGTTTTTAAGCTCAAATGCTGGTTTAATTTCAGCAGGTGCAACGGGGCTTTCAGCCGTAGGCCAGTACTCACAACAACGAAACGCAGCCGCAGCCGCAAGTAATGAAGCAGAGTTTGCAGCTAAACAGGAAAAACTAGCAGCAACACAGCGCGAAGCAGACCGCAAAGACCGACTGGCTCAAGCAATAGCAAGTCAAACAGCGTCAGCAGGCGCAAGAGGTGTTTTAGCCTATGAAGGCTCACCTTTGACCATCCTTCAAGAAGATATAAGGCGCGAAGAAGTAGCAACTGAACGTGATGTATTCGGCTCTAAACTAGCGGCAAGTACAGCTTTAATCAGAGGGCGTAACCGATCAAGCTCATTAAGAACAGGTGCTAATATTGGGCTTATCGGTGATGTGCGAAAGGTTGCCTCAATAATGCCGGTGGGTGAATAATGCCAACACGATTTAATGAAACGGTTGATATTAGACAGGTCAGCTCAAACACGGGTGGCGTGGAAGGCTCTTTATCCTTAGCGGGCAAGCTTGAAGGATTTAAGCAGCAAGCGTTAAGATTCAGTGAAGAACAAGCTGTTAAGCATGGAGCAGAGAAGGCGCAAGCCACGAAATTAGAAAAGACAACCATTAACGGGCGTGAAGTAACAAAAGCCCCTGATATGATGGCTGATAGCTTTTTTGGTAGTGTTGAGCGACAAGCGCACAACAAAACATTGAGATCAGCTTATGCGGCCTCACTTGATTCAGATAACCGCAATGCAATTGCTTCTTTTGCCGCTCAGTACAAAGATGATATAGGTGAGTTTAATGATGCGGTCGAAGGTTATAAAACTGGAGTTCTTGAGGGTGTCGATCCTTCAATTCGCCAAGGGGTAGAAATCGACCTAAATGGCCGTATTGATGGTGCGCGAATAAGGGTACACCAAGCAACTATTGAGCGCCAAAATAAAGAAGCTGAAGAGTCAATCAATACCAATGCTATCGAGGCCAGCAATGAAGCCTATCGCCACGCTAGAAATGGTGATGTTGATTTAGCTGAAGAAGAGCTAATTAAAGCGGCGCTTTCTATTGAAGA